AAACACTACATATTAATGCTACTGCTTTAAACATCTTTTTCCTCCAATATCGGACTTGATCTAATGGCTAAGTCCTTCGCCACTTTTGTTCTTCTTTTGCCACAAGCCATGCACTTGTGAACCTCGACTACTTCTAAGTTCTCGAATTTTACTCCGATCTTTCTCATTGCAGCCTGGCACTTGGAACACTTTAATTTGTCTTCAAATCTCATTCTTGTTCCGTTACTGTAAAACACATTGGACATTGATATAATCCTTTCAGTTCTATTCGTTTAAGTGCGATCTTACATCTCTCGCACATAAAAACTTTTGGTGGTTCTTCTGATGAACCATCTTCTGTTAGTATTGTTTGATCACGATCCATGATTATCTCCTTTTGTTAATATTAATTCATACATAGTGTTTCTCCCATATTTTTTTGTTTGATAAAATTTTTTAAAAATAGGTGTAGAAAGTGTAGAAACGTAGAAAACACTCTGTAACCCTTGGTGACACTAGATGTCTTTTCTACACTTTGGTTACACTTTCCACACTTTAAAGCCGACCGCGTCATTTTTTTTCCTTTATTATTGCAAATATATCCCAGAAACTCTACTATGGGGTCATGGCACTTACTAATCGTCAGAAAACTTTTTGTAAATATATTGTTGAAGGAACGTATTCTAACTCCGAGTGTGCCAGAAAGTCTGGTTACTCTGAAGGTCAAGCTCGTAAAACTGCGAGTTTGCTTCTTAATGGTAGAGATTTTCCTCTGGTAACTGAATATATTAAAGAACTTCGTGAAGCTAGAGAAAGAAAGTATGGTGTAACTCTCATGGGTCAACTCAAAAGGTTTGCAGATCTGTCGAAAGGTGCAGAAGAATCTGGACAGTTCTCGGCAGCCGTCAATGCAGAAAAGTATAGGTCTGCACTTGGTGGTCTTGCTATTGATAAAAGAGAGACTCATGTTACACATAATTTAGATAAACTTTCTCGTGATGAAATTGTTGCTAGACTTTCTGAACTTCGTAAAAACTA